TCAACTACGTGTTCAAGAAGACCACTGGCAAGCTGCGCCAGTTCGTCGTGACGGCGAATGTGGCATCGGGCGCGACCTCGATCCCGATCTACCCGGCCATCGTTCCCCCGAATGCCGGCCAGACGGTGCAGTACCAGACGGTCACGGCTTCCCCGGCCAACTCGGCCGTCGTGCGTCTTGCCAGCAAGGCATCGGAAACGTATCGCAAGAACCTTGCCTACGCTCCCGAGGCCGTCACGCTGGCCACCGCCGATCTGGTGCTGCCGAAGGGCGTCCACGAGGCCGCCCGTCGCAACTACGACGGCATCTCGATGCGCATGATCACCGACTACGTGATCGGAACTGACCAGCTTGCCACAAGATTAGATGTAATCTATGGTTACCTGTTTGTCAAACCTGAATGGCTAACGATTGTAGCGGATAAGATTTAACCGAACAATCTTTACAATCTTTACTGCGTAAGACTATTGATCTACGCGGGAAGCTGAAATATCATCTGGGGCGTGGCACTCATGCCCCAGATGGAGTTCTTTAGATGGGCCGTAAGCCTAACGATTTCGTGGGACAAGTTTTCGGAGAATTGACCGTAGTCGGGCAGGGGCTATCCACCCCGAAAGAATCGGCGTGGGTCTGTGACTGCTCTTGCGGCAATATCGTAACCGTTACGTCCGGCGCTTTGAGGCGAGGGCAGAAGCGCTGTAAAAAATGCGCAAAGCCGAATTTCGTGGATCACACCGGCGAGCGCTTTGGCAGACTTGTCGCCCTGCGGGTGATCGACTGTAAGCCGAAACCAAAATGGGAATGCATCTGCGATTGTGGGAACACGACAGCCGTCATTGCCTCGGTGCTCGTAAGCGGTGACTGCCAGTCATGCGGTTGCTTGGCGCGCGAGATCAGGAAACTCGCCACTCGTAAGCACGGGCTGTGTCGCCACACCATTTACAATACCTGGATCAACATCAGGCAGCGTTGCCAGAACCCGAACAACATAGGATTTGCCAGATATGGCGGGCGCGGCATCAAGGTCTGCGACCGCTGGCACGACTTCGAGGCGTTCCTCGAAGACATGATGCCGACCTGGAAAGATGGCCTTTCAATTGAGAGGCTGGACGTGAACGGCAATTACGAGCCCGGAAACTGTGTCTGGGCAACGCCGAAAGAGCAGGCAAGGAACCGAGGGACAACGATGCGCTTCGAAGTGAAGGGCGAGGTTCTGACGGTTCCCGAACTCGCTGAGAAATATTCGCTACGGCAGAACGCTATTTGGCGCCGGATTCGCAAGGGCGAGACTGGCGATGATCTGGTGAGGCCAGTCCGCTGGTGAACCGCTACCCACTTCTCCGCTATCACAACCTGACAGGCCAGCAGCGCCTCGTCATGAGTGCCGAAGAGGAAGCTGAACTCGGCCCCGAATGGGGAAATGCCCAGCCTGACGTTCGCTACCCTTCGCACCCCGCGCCATTCATCGAAATCCGCAAGAAGCCGCCCGTTTTCTCCATCGAAATCCCGGAAGCCAAATGACGCATCAGATGTATCCCATGGCCGTCTATTCGCCCGAGGGGCAGATGTTCATTGTCGAGAACGACGAGGAACGCGCTGCCGTCACGGCTCAATGGGAAGTGGCGCCGGAAGCTGGCGACATCGAGCCGGCCAGTCCCGAACCTGTCAAGCGCGGTCCCGGCCGCCCGAGGCTTAACCCGTGACGACCGCTCTCGACCTCATCGCAGGGGCAATGGACGATGCCGGCATTACCGGCGTGGGCCAGACGCCACTTGCCGAGGACACCAACAAGGCCCTGACGCGCCTCAATGCGATGATCGCGCAATGGTCGCGCCGTCGCTGGATGGTCTATCACCTCGTCGATGTCGTTTTCACGGGCACAGGTGCGCTTTCCTATAGCATTGGACCGGGCGGCGATATCTCGGCCAATCGTCCCGACCGCATCGAATCCGGCTATTTCCGCCAGCTTGCGGGCGTTCCTGGAAACAATGTCGATTATCCGCTGGCAATCCTCCAGTCGCGTGAGGACTACAACCAGATCGTGCTCAAGACGATGGCCTCCGTCCCGGCCTATGTCTTCTACGATTCCGACTTCCCGCTGGGCAATATCTACATTTGGCCGGTCCCCAGCAGCACCTACGAGATGCATCTGTCGGTCAAGCCGGCTCTGCAGAGCTTTCCGACGCTCAACACCGAATTCGTCCTGCCCCCCGAATATGAGGAGTGCATCAGGCTCAATCTGGCCGTTCGCCTTCGTGTCGCCTATCAGCTTGGCCCCGATGCCGGCCTGATCGGGTTGGCAAAGGTCGCGCTCAACACGATCAAGAACACGAACGCTCAGATCCCGCTTCTCCAGATGCCGAGTGATCTGGTGCGCGGCAACATCTACAATGTATTCTCCGACACGAGCTCGTGACATTTACTACTGTTTCAGGTAGATTATAAATATCTGAAACGGATTTGAGGTCACAGGCCAATGAGTTCGCGAATTGAGGACTTGACAGGTCGCGAGTTTTCTCGGTGGACGGTTCTGCACATCGGAGAAAAAAGAAAAAATCTACAGCATTGGATCTGTCGATGCTCTTGCGGGAAAGAGCGCTCGGTGTCTGCTGGAAATCTGAGGAATGGGTCAAGTAGGTCTTGTGGCTGTCTGCAAAAAGAGCGGGCATCGGAGACTATGACCAAGCATGCGATGTCACTTCACCCGATCTACCATTCGTGGGCTTCAATGAAGAGTCGTTGCCTGTCAGAAACAAATGAAGACTTCCATCTTTATGGCGGGCGCGGGATCGGCATCCATCAGCCATGGGTGGATGATTTCTGGAATTTCTGGGATGACATGGCGAGAGGATGGCGAAATGGACTGTCGCTCGACCGAATTGACGTGAACGGAAATTACGAACCCGGCAATTGCCGATGGGCAACGCAGCAAACCCAATGCCGCAACAGAAGGGATACGGTCATGCTCGAATCCCCGTGGGGCAGAATACCGTTGGTCGAAGTGGCAGATCGATTGGGCGTGACGCCTTCAACGATGCATAGCCGCGTAAGAAAGGGAATGAAAAACATCTATCTCGCTGGCGACGGACGGCGCGGAAGTTAGATGCGCATCCCTCTTCTTGGCGGCGCATATCAGTCCCGGAACCTGATCGCAGGCGCGCAACGCTGCGTGAATTTGTACCCTGAGCTAAATCCTGCAGAAGGGTCTCCTCCGGTCCCTGTCACGCACTACCTGACACCTGGCCTCAACCCGGTATCGCAGGCGCCGATCGTGGGGCGATATCGTGCCCTTTATCGGGCCTCGAATGGCGATCTGTACGCTGTCATCAACTCGTCGGTCTATTTCGTCTCAGCCGATTACAACTGGACTCTCTTGGGCAGCATCACCTTTGGCACCAACACTGTCTGCTGCGCCGATAACGGTCTTTGCATCATCCTCGTGGACGGTACAGCGACCGGTTACGCCATTGATATGGCAACGCGGGCTTTCGGCACGATCACGGACCCGTCATTCTTCGGCGGCACGAGCGTCGAATACCTCGATACTTATTTCATCCTGAATCGCCCGGGAACCTCGCAGTTCTATATCTCGCTCTCGCTGGTGACCTTCGCCATGCTGACAGGCACCGTTGGGGCGATTTATCAGGGCTCGATCGTCTCAGGTGGCGCGGGGTATACCAACGGCACCTATATGAATGTCCCTCTTGCTGGCGGGGCGGGAACAGGAGCCACAGTAGACCTGACCGTATCTGGTGGTATCATCACCGTAGCGACGATCAACAACGCCGGTTCCGGCTACGCCAATAACGACACGCTCACACTGACTTCCACGACGCCCGGTACGCCCGGCTCGATCCAGGGGGGCGCGATAGGCGCAGCGGGGTCTGCATACACCAACGGCACCTACACTGGCGTCACCCTGACGGGTGGGACTGGTACTGGTGCCAAGGCAACCATTGTCGTTGCTGGCGGTGTGGTGACAACGGTCACAATCACCACGGCTGGGTCGGGATACACTGTTAACGACAGTCTCTCGGCCACGGCTGCATCTATCGGCGGCACGGGCTCTGGTTTCACGTGGATCGTCTCTCTGGTCACTGGCGGGTTTGTCTACACGGTGGATTTCGTCCACGGGTATGCGTTCGATCCACTCGACATCGCCAGCAAAACAGGCTCAGCAGACAACATTCAGTGTCTTTCGACCATCCATGGCGAACTCTGGCTGATCGGCGAGTTGACCTCGGAAATCTGGACCAACACCGGGGCGGCGGATTTCACCTTTGGGCGCATTCAAGGCGCATTCATCAATCATGGCTGCGTCGCCCCCTATTCTCTTTCGCAGCAGGACGTTTCGCTATTCTGGCTAACGCAGGACCGGCAGGGCAATGCAATCGTGGCGATGAGTTCCGGCTATGCCGTCGAGCGCGTTTCCACTCATGCCATTGAACAGGATTTCCAGTCCTATTCCAAGATCGACGATGCGATCGGTTATTGCCACCAGATCGACGGACACGCCTTCTACATCCTGACATTTCCGACCGCTAATAAGACCTGGGCCTACGAACTCTCCACGAAACAGTGGCATGAACGCGGTTCGCTGGATGGGAATGGCATTCTCAACCGTCATCGCGGGAACGCTTTCGCCTTTGCGTACGGCAGGGGGCACGTGGGCGATTTCCAGAACGGCGCGCTCTACGTCTTCGATCAGGATTACTATTTCGACGGCACGACGGCCATCCCGAGGATCAGGACATTTCCGCATTTGGTCGGGGAAGACAGCAACCGCGTCGAATACATCCGGTTCGTGGCGGATATGGAAGTCGGCCAGTCAACCGGGACGACGCCAGACAATCCACCGCTGATTTCACTGCGCTGGAGCGACAATCGCGGCGCCACCTATGGCAACCCGGTGCTGCGCTCGATGGGTGCGACGGGCCAATATTTGGTTTCCCCACAGTGGAGGAAACTGGGCATGGCGCGCGACCGGGTGTTTGAGCTTTCGTGGTCGGCTGACGTTCGCACGGCTCTTAATGGGGCTTGGGTTGAAATCAGGAAGTCGGCGTCGTGACGGTCGGTAAGGCCCAGAACGGCTCGCCGATCGTTCCATCCTCTGCCGAGCCGATAGGGCAGGGTGGTATTCTCGTAACGCCGGTCTGGCTGCGGTTCTTCAACAATCTCGTTGGATCATCCCTACCGATCCTGCCCATTTCGCTAACAGCCTCGCCCTTCGCCTATACGGCGGCAGCGCGTGGATCGGTGACGATTTCTGGTGGCACAGTCAGCAATGTCACGCTGACGCGCGCAAACACAACGATCCCGGTTTCCGGGTCAACTGTTCCGGTGATGAACGGGGACATCGTGACGGTGGCCTATTCGGTCGCACCGACCCTTTCATTCGTTCCTGGCTAGGAGCCCTATGAAGTATTTTCAGCAGCTTGCCGCCGGCCTGAATGTGACGCCGGTTCTGAATGCTTTGCAGCGTCAGCCGGAGTTGTGGGATCAGCATCCGATCAGGACGCAACATCCGGGAACGGCCCATGCGGACGTAAGCGACATACTCATCCGCTTCAATGACTACTCGGAATTCGAGCGCACAGGCGATCCGACTACGGTAACCGACGACAAAGAGTGCGAGGCGTTCCCGGCATGGGGGAAGCTCCCACAACTTCGGCCGATTATTTTCGACCTGATGCGAACGGTTGAGGCGGTGCGTCTCGGCCGCGTCATCATCACGAAATTGCCTCCAGGCAAGACGATCACGCCGCATGTCGATGGTGGGGCGCCCGCTACCTACTATGACCGGTACATGATCGCCCTACAGAGTTTTCCCGGTGCGGTTTTTCACA